GGATGTCCCCCACCAAGGGGGCTATGGGGGACAGGATGTCCCCCACTTAGAGGAGTCCAATATCGTCCTTTGTTATGAAAAGAGAATACACTTTTGAAAATTCTCTATCAATAATTATCATATATTCGACAGGAGTTCCTACAATATTTGTATGAATCATGTTTATTTCATCACTGTTCTTATTAATGTGATGAATTTCAAATCGCGGTTTTAAAGTTTTTACTCTATCAATTATCTCAATAATATGAGATAGTCTTATTGAACCATTTGCATCCCATAAAACACTTGTATCTAACCTATAATTAAAGTGACGATGACATATATTATTAGATATGTTGTTTATAATTGTCTGTGCTTTACTTTTCATAGTCACTTGTTGGTAATCATGTCCATATACGTCAGTTAATTTAGACATATTCTTTGTAGTATATTCTTTGTAGTATATTCTTTTATATTCTTTGTATATTCTTTGTACGTGCTCTAAGTAAGTAAGTAAGTCTCTGTTATTTTTAAGAATAGCCCGGAACTCTTAAGTCTTCATACTCTAGACAATGATTCATATCTCCACTCTTGCAAGCATACGGCGTCGCATATACCCAATCTGTGAATGCTTCTCTATCATTTGGATACGTAGTAGATGGATTTGTATAATATTGTCTCTGTGAGTTGTTTTCTTCCCAAATTTCATTAACATCCTTAAACAAATTATGATCTAGATAAGCTTTTGCCTGATCTTGGGCACTTTCTGTTTTACATGCTTCTGGTCTTGTCGGATTATCTCCGGCTAGACCATTCATAAATGGATTATCTGCTGTTGGAGCTTGACATTTCTGCGTGTCTTGAAAACCTTCATTTGATGCTGTAGGAACATTCTGAATATTTGCTCTATATAGCATTATTATCATAGCAATTAGAATAACCATAATCAGATGTTCATTACAAAATAACGCAACTAACATTAAAATAATCAAATCTTTTGTAAATGTATTATAATATTCTATGTTTGTCATATCTGAAGATGGAATCGCTATAGGACTTCTTAATAATACATTTGCATCTGTAGACCAATATACAGTTTTATATTCTGTATCTTTGTGTGCAGTATTAATAGATGCCATAAATTTCTTATACTATATATTATTAGTATACTTATGTAAATTATTTATCTACTCCAAAATATATAGTGTATAGAATGTCAAACGATACATTTAGAGAAGATTTTATACCTTATCCTAGGATTGACGATCCTAAATTTTATAAGAAGATAGTTTCAAAAAAAGAATTCAATAAAACTGCAACCGAAAGCAATCCATACGATGATCTTTTAGAAGACACTCCAGAAAGTTCTAAGTTGAGAGAGGAAGAAGTTAAAAAAATGTGCAGTCAAACATCATTCAATCTCCAACCATATCAAGAATTTATAAGAAATTATATATCTTCTGGAACAAGTTATAATGGTATACTTGCATTTTGGGGTGTAGGTACTGGTAAGACATGCGGAGCCATCCAAATAGCTGAAGGATTAAAAGATACAGTTAAGAGAAATGGTGGAAAGATATATATCATTTCTAAGAAACAGATCAGACCTAATTTTATTAAAGAGATATATTCTATCGATAGAGAAACAAATGAAATGATTCCGGGAAGTAAACAATGTACTGGCGCAACATACTATATATCACCGGATGAAATACCTGATGAAAAACTTAGAGAGAAGCGTATTCGTGCGAAGTGGCGAGAATATTATAGGTTTTTTGGTATGCAAGAATTTACAAATTTTGCTGATATCAAAGTAAAAGGAGCATATAAAGAGTTCTATGGAGCTACAGTAGTAAGAGACTCTACTGGCGCGATTATTAGCAATGCACGAGACGGATATTTTTCAAATTCTGTATTTATTATTGATGAAGCACATGGACTTACAGGTGAGAGCAAATCAAAAGAAGAAGGCTCAGAAAACTCAAAAGACAAAAAATCATCATCAAAAGGTAAGTCAGGAGATACAGATACAGAATCTGAGAGTGATGCACTTGACGATGATGAATCGTCAAGTGCATCAGATGATGATGAATCATCATCAAAGAAGACATCTAGATCAAAATCATCAAAATCATCAAAAACACCAAAGAAAGAACGCCTTATTTCAAAGAATGGACCTCTCACAATTCTACATGAAATCATTACATATAATAAAAATCTAAAGTTTATTTTACTCTCTGCTACACCAATTAAAGATAATAAACGAGAATTAGTTGATTTATTAAACATATTACATCATAATGATGGACGTCCTCTTGTTGATGAAAAGAAGTTATTTGGTACAGCCGTCGATGGATCGTTAAATATAGATGAGGAATACTTAAAAGAACTATGTAAAGGATACATATCTTATGTCAGAGGTGAAAACCCAATTTCTTTTCCACAAATTCTACCAGCTGTCGATTCAACATACTTACCAAAGCCACAGTTTGATGAAAAAGGTGCACCTTTTCCGCAAGAAGAGTATATTAAATACACTCCTCTTTTAAAATGTGAGATGTCTGATTATCAATTTACTGAATATTGGAATACTCTTAATGATAGATCAAAGAATAAACCTTCGAACAAAAAACGTGGAAAGTCGATCGATCTTTATGGACGTCAAGCAGGTAATATTATTTTCCCTCCTGTTACAGAAAAAGCAAAGAGTTATAATGATGACAATGTTAGAAGCTTATTAAGTAATCCTCAATCAACTGGTAACAAAGGCTTCGAACGCATTTTTGTTGTAAAAAAACCACATAAGAATGATGCTATTCAATTACCTTCGACATCAACTAAACGCAAACAATTTATTAAGATTCCTACACAATATGAATTGACTGACGATAGTTATTTTAATGAGTTTTTATATAATGATGATCCATCTATTGGACTTGGTAAATATTCAACAAAGATGTGGACATTCTTAAATCGTTTAATAAATGGAGTGGATGGTCTTGCATATTTTTATTCTGATTTTAAGGAGTGTGGTGCTCTTTTGGGTGCATTGATCCTTGAAATTAATGGGTTTAAAAAATATGAGAAAAAGAGTAGTGCAGAAAACAGATTACTTAAATTATCACCAGAATTAGCCTCAAAATTAGCAAAAGATAAAAATCGTTTTAGATGCATATGCGGAAAATTAAAGAATGATCCTATTCATTCTTTAACTAAAGAAACAGGTACAACAGGTACAACAGGTACAACAGGTACTAATACATCAAATGATACAAAGAGCAAACATCAATTTATTCAATCAAATTTTGTATTATTTACTGGAGACAATGATAAAAACATGGAGGAAGAGATTAATGTACTTAACAGTGAATCCAATCGTGAAACAAAACTTATTAAGATAATTCTTGGAACAAGAGTTTCAGGTGAAGGTATAGATTACAAGAGATTACGACATGTATTTATTTTTGATCCATGGCACAACAATACACGTTTATTTCAAGTCATTGGTCGAGCGGCGCGTAATTGTTCTCATGCTGATCTATTGCCATGGCAAAGATTTGTATATGTTTATAAGTTGTGTGCCTCTGCAAAAACTTCCCACGTACAAATGACACACAGAGAGACATCTGATGAAAAGATATATCGTCGTATTGAGAGAAAAGATATCGAGAACAAAAAGATAGAGAGAATCCTTAAAATATCAGCGGTTGATTGTAAATTAAATAAATCTGTTAATGTTTATGCAACTGATAAAGACTTTACAAGGGAAGCAGATTATATACAAAAAGAGTATACATGCGCCGGCGATGATGATGAACCTATTATTGTTAATAATGATACATATAATATAAAATTCGATGAGATAAATATCACTTATATCCAAAGAATTATATTTGAATTGTTTAAATCTCGATTTGTTGTTGAAAAAGATGATTTAGTTGATTTAATATTAAAAGTAAAACCATCATTAAAGAATGACATCCAACTAATATATGAAGCTATAGAAAAATCAATTGGTCACAGTCCAGACTATAAAGCCTTAAAACTATATGATGAATATGAACGATCTGGTAAATTGATATTTATTGAGCCTTACTACATGTTTCAACCAGATGATATTGAAGATGCACGTGTACCTATCTTTTACAAGAAAACTCCTATCACTATAAAACCAGTCGTAATATCTGCAGATCAACTTATAAAGCAGAAAACAATAGATACTCTTGATAATGTGACTATTGATCCTAAAATATATAATATGAATGCACAGAAAAATATCAATTTTAATCCATCTAACATGTTCGATAATTTTATATCTCTTCTTGGATTAGATAAAGATGATTATCCTTCATATCATAAAGATCCAAGCATTACTTTTGCAACATTAGAGGCAGAGATAGAGAATACAACTGATGCTATATCAAATTGTGCAGATTTCTACTCATATGTCAGCAAATTACCATTAGCCAGACAAGTTTACATGTATGAATTGTTATATTTTGTTTCTAAAATACCAGCAAGTGAAGGAAAGTTAGATGAATTGTTAGCATTACAAAAGTGGCACATTTTTGGAAAAGGTAAAAGCAAATATGATGATAAACTTGATAGTGAAAAAATAGATATTATATTTGGACTGTTGCACTTATATTATTATAAGTTTGGATATGCAAATGAAGAAGGAAACATACACCGCATTGCAGTAAAAATGCAAAAGACTATTGAGGCAACAAATTATTATCCTTTAGTTGATAGTATAACTATAGATTCAAAATCAGCTGGATCATTTAATTTAAGTCCTAGTACTGATACAAATGATACAGATGATACAAATGATACAGATGATACAGATGATACAGGACTAGATAATTTTATTGAAAAATTGCATGATATTAGCACTTCTCTGGATGATTATCGTGATCTTATTCAAAATATATCAGATGATGACTTAAACATGTTGAATGAGTATACCAAGGAGATTGAAGGAGAGTTATTAAATGTTATAATAGATAATAAGAACTTATTATCTTCCGATACTAAGAAAATTTTCGAAAAGATATATTCATATCTTCTCGAAAAGATATATTATTCTGTAAATAAAAAAGAAAGACTCTCAGGAGATAAAAGTTTATGGTTCACAAGAGATGAATTTACTACATACATAACAGACAAATTATCTAAATTACAATCAGAGAAGGAATTAAATGTTATTAAAAAACTATTACTTAAATTATCAGTAAATGTCTCGAAAGACAGCAGTGGATCTAATAAACTTAACGCATATGTGTTTTATAATGCTGTATCGTATCTTATAAAAAATCAAGGATTTTTTGATGTATCTAATCTAGGCGAAAATGCGATTGATCATGTTGATAATATATTTACAAACTTTAACACAGAAGCTAACACAACAATGGATGAATTAAAAGCAAATAAATATAAGTATCTAGGTCTTATATCAGCAAAAGGCATTTACAATAATGTAACATATAATTTTAAAGTACTAGATAGCAATAAAGAACGAATTGTACAAAAAGTTAATAGTAAAGATATTAATTCACGTAATCTTTCTACAGGACGTGTATGTACAACAGATACAATTGCTAGTATTTCAAGATATTATGCAGAATTGTATGAAGAACTTACTGAAACACTTTCTAGTATGAAAGACGCAGATATGTTTGGAGGACTCTTAGAAATATTTCCAGATCCGGGAAATATTGAAAATATGAATCGTCAAACTTATTGCACATTGCTTGAAAAATTAATGTGGGTCTTGCAAATAGTTATTTTTAGGAGTGGTACATATAAACGATATATTGATTTCGATTACAAAGATGTTACTAGAAATTAAAGAATAATAAAGAATAATAAAGAATAGACTATGAGACTATGAAAGAGAGTATTAGCGTTTAACTCCTAAGAACTGACAATATGTAACAAACTTCTTTGAATTAGTTGTATTAATAACTGTTTCTGCATTTTCAAAACTTGTAATTAATGATTCTGACATAGCTAATTGTTGCCCTACTTGCTTTCTTGTAAGACCTTTGGCTGACCTTGCTTTAAGAATGTTTTCAGCGACAGCGTGGGTAACTTTCTTTGGTGGCGGAGGATCATTTGAATCAAGTGCTTTGGGCACATCGTGTTCATGATGGCTTTTCTCTGCAATTATTGTTGAAGCTGTTCTTCGATTAATTTGTGGATTTTTCCCGTGAATGATAATTGTTGGGTCGGCCATAATTCTTGAATGATATAATTAATCAATTTATTAAATAAAATATTTTAAAACATTTTTAATATTAATTAATATTAAAATTAATTAATTTCGTATTGCACATTTTGTCATCATTCCTGTTTTAACATATCGTTGCATAATTGCATAAAATTTATCAAGCTCATCAAATGATACAATATTTTCTTGTGAAATACCTTCATCATCTTCATTATCTTCATAATCATGATACATGTGATGCCAGTATTGTATCACTATTTCATCTTGAATGTAAACATTCAATTGTTTAAGGTATGTTGTACCATCTTTACACATGATGGTATGTTCATATTGCATTTGTGTAAAATTATATTTCTCATGTAGTCCAAGATGTATATTATTATTTCCATAAGTTTAACATAGTTAAACAAACAACTTGCTAATATATAAGTATCAAATATACAAATCCGGCGATAAAATAAATCAATATGATAATCGTTTAAAATACATGCAGTTGATATCCTTAATGTATAATCATCATATTTATGAATGAATGCACCTCTATCTTTTACTATATAATCAATATTCAATGTTTGTAATGTCGTAATT